GTATACTTGGTGCAGTAACTGGTGGCTTAGGTCAAGCTGGTGCCTTTGATAAACTAGGTTCATCTCTAGGTAACACTTTAGGTACTGGTAGTAAAATAGGTTCATCAATAGTACGTGGAGGTGTTGGTGCTTTATCAGGATTAGCACAAGGTGGTGGAGTCAAAGATGCACTACTTGGTGGTGTAGGTGCTGGATTAGGACCATTGGCTGGAAATTATATATCTTCAAACTTAGGAGATACTTTAGGTAAGACTGGTGCTAACATGATTGGTAGTGGTGCTAGTGGTGCTCTACAGAGTCTGTTTAAGAAACAGAATATAGGTGAGGGAGCACTTAGTAGTAGCTTAGCTTCTGGTCTTGGTGATTTTCTTAGTACTATGACTAATAATACTGGTAGTAATTATGATTCTCGCAGAGCTAGATCTAATTCAGACTTAGCAAAAACATTAGTTAATTTGGTGAGACAACAAAGAAGGAATAGATAATGGCACAACGACGACAAGCACAAGGTAGTCTGGAGAAAATTAAATTACCTTTATTTGGTGCTTTTTCTAATAGAGGAGATAATGCTGATAAGGACCAAAGATTTTTAAACTGCTATCCAGAATCTAGAAAAGTAGATCAAACTGATATTACTAAAACATGGATAATTAAAAGACCTGGATTAGATGCATATAAGTCATTCTCCACTGATGTTCCAAGAGGGATACAATTCTTTAATGGCAAGATATATGCTGCTTATGGTAGTGATATTTATGAGGATGTTTTTGGTAGTGTAGGAGCACCTACTCCTTTAGGTTTAACTATCACAACTACAGACACAACAATTGCTATGATTGTAGGTAACTCAGCATCTACGGAGATTATCTATTTGTATGTGATGGTGTAGATGGGTGGGTTATAGATACAGCAGGTGTTGTTACTCCTATTGTTGATGCAGATTTTCCATCCCCACATATAGTATCTCCTGTTTTTATGGATGGTTATATTGTATTAGCTAAAGGTTCTGATTTATATAATTGTGTTGTAGATGATCCTACATCATGGGACGCAACTAACTTTGTATCTGCTGAAAGTTTTCCTGATCCTATCACAGCTCTTGCTAGACAGAATAACCAAATCATAGCTTTTGGAGAATACTCAGCTGAATTCTTTTATAATGCAGCAAACGCAGCAGGTTCTCCATTTAATAGAAATGAAGGTGCTCCATTACAAGTAGGCTGTGCTTCTGCGGATTCTGTTTGTCAGCATGAAAGAAACTGTGCTTTTGTAGGTAGATCAGATTCTGGTGGATACGCCTATTGGTTACTTGATGGTTTCCAACCTAGAAAAGTATCAGATGAATATCTGGATAAAATGCTAGATCATGAATATGATATGACAGCAATCAAAGGTTATAATCTTAGAATCTCTGGACATATGTTTTATTTAATAAATCTACCAACTACTGATAGAACTTTTGTATATGATCCTGATGAAAAACTATGGCATGAGTGGGGTATGAATGGTGGTAGATTCTGTATTAACTATGTAACAGATGTAGGTAATGGACATATGTATGGACAAGTTGATGTTAGTATTTTAACTATGATTAGAACTACTCCTATCTTCAGTACTGACAATTGGGTGGTTAGAATAGAACATCACACGGGTGTTGATAATGTTACTGATACATCTGCTTATGATATAAGAGTCTTGTTCAGAACTAACAGAATAGATATGGATACTATGAATAGAAAATTTCTATATAAACTTTCTCTATTTATGGATCAAGTGGATACAGGTAGTACTCCTATTAAGTTATATATGCATGATAATGACTACAGAGATTTTGTACCTATAGTTGGAACATCCAGTATTGATATGTATTCTGACAGAGATCTTCCTCCTTATGCAATGCGTTTAGGTCAATTTCGACGTAGATCTTTTGAATTTGAAGATGTAAATACTAATCCACAAACAAGATATGAAGCAATGGAATTACAATATACTGAAGGGATTTCATAATGGCAGGTTTACCTCCACCACCCATTCAAGATAAACCAGGATCTTTTACATGGTTAGAATGGTATAGACAATTAAGAAATTATATATCAACATCAGGTTCTGTTCCTTGGTATATTATTAACTTTGCTGGTTCTAATATTACTGATATTGCTATAAGACTTCATAATTCTCTCCAAGGATTACAAGGTGGTACAGCAGGAGAAATGTATCATCTGACAAATACTGAACATACAGCAGTATTAGATTCTACTCAAGGTACATGGTCCCCAACATTTACAAATTTAACAGTTGTTAATGGCACTGGTGCTGCTACATATGCTGGTAGATATTCACGGATAGGTAGAACTATCTTTTATACTGTCAAGATTTCTTGTTCAGGTACAGCAACAACAGCATCCACAGCAGGTACAACTTATTGTGATTTACCTGTTGCTGCTGCTCAAGATGATACAGTTACTACCTCTAATAAAACTACATTACTTGGTATAGGTACAGGATTATTAGATTCTACAAACGATCGTTGTTATCCATCCTCATGGGTTGCAACTGGTAATACAATTATAATTTCTGGAAAATATGAGGTTTAAATATGGATGATTACGAAGATTATTATTTTGATGACACAGCTCAGGGTCAAGAGGGTGGGTTTGGTGGATATGGTGATGAACTATATAATGATCCAGAAACAGATCCTCAACTGATAGCAGGTCAAAATACAGATTACAATTACTCCTTTGACGATATTGCTCAAGGACAAGAAGGTGGTTTTCAAGGGTATGGTAATACCTTTGGGCAAGATATGGGATATGGTACACAATTCCCTGATTACAACGAACGTACTTATAGCCAAATGACTTCTAACCCTATGCCAATGCCTGCTGATGCACAAGGGGGTTCTCCTTTCTCTGATGCATTAACTAAGGCATTAGGCGGTTTAGGTGGTTTATTTGCAGGTAAGGGTGGTAGTTCTATACTAGGTGCTCTAGCTGAAGGCAGACAGAATAAGAAGTATGTTCAAGGTATTCAAAATACTATTGGTCAAAATCAGCAAACATTAGATCCATTTGGTTCGCAAAGACCATTTTATCAACAACAATTACAGCAAGCTGTATCTAATCCATACTCTCAAAAGATTGTTGCTGATCAAGTTGCAGCATTAAAGTCTGCACAAGACAGAAAGAACGCTGCAGCCGGACGTAGAAGTAATAGTGCTACTACTGATCCTGAACTATTAAAAGCTATGGCTGATATTGCTATGAAGTATCAACAACAACTATATACACCAGCAGGTGCTAATATAAGTCCAAATATGATGGGATTACAGGCATTACTTGGTGCTCAGAAACAAAATGCTAATGGTTATCTAAGTCCCCTTATGTCAGCCTTGGGTTTTAATATAGGTGGTAACACTAATAATACAAATACTTCAAATTCAGGTACAATTTAAATGACACCAATCTCTACAGGTTATCAACCTGAATTTGGTTTAGGTGCTTTATATCAAGGATTCAATGCAGCTAATGCTGATAGATTAAATGAGGAAGAGGTATTAAAACACTTCTTACAGAATCAAAAAGATATAAGAGAAGCACCACTTAACCAAATAATTAAACAATGGGAAGCTAAACAAGCTGAAGGTAAGATGGGGGATCCTGAGTACTTAGCTAAGATGATAGAAGGCTACAAAGGACAAATGAACTCTCAAATTGCTGCTGGTAATAAAGGTATGCGTACTTGGGAATCTGATGCTGATGCCACTGTTCAAGATAATAAAAATAAATCCTTTATTGGAGGTTTATTAGAGCAGTTTAATAGAGGTCGTATGGGTCAAACACCTGAACAACCTCAAGGTGGTATTGGTTTTAATATGCAACCACCAGAACAAGTTAGTCCTATTGGTAATATATCAAAGGAAAGTGATATGATAAAATCCTTTGGTTCAGACTATCGTAATGCTCCTGATATGCCTTCTGCTAATTACATGATTAATGAAATTAACAGAGGATTAGCTAATCCTAATATTAAGCCAAAAGATAAACAAGATTTATTAAAAGAGAAACAACGAATTCTTGCTGAACTAAATGGACAACCTCCTGTATTATCTAATATGATGCAACAACCACAAGAAGCTCCTGTGAGTCCACAGAATAATGTTCTAGCTCAATTACAGAATGTTCTTGTTAATACTCCAGAACATCTGCAGAAGATGGCTCTACTTAATGCTAGAGGTGAAAATGCATTAGAGCTTGTAGGTAAGCGTAATGAAGGTATGTTAGCATCTGCTATGAAGAGAGTGAATAAAGATAAACCTCTAAATATAGATCAAACTATAGCCAAGGCTAGTAGAATACTTGCTGGTATTGAAGA